AAGTAAGCGATACTTGGCCATTTTGTCCTTAACCAGAGCAGACACTGTCTGTGTAGCACTGGTCCCAAGAACACGATAAAGCTGTTGGTCAGGATTTAAACTGAACCACTTAGCCCATTGTCGCTGTTCACGGGAGAAGCTCGGCCGTTTTAGGCTGTACTGGGGGTCTATTCCATAGCCTCCGAGACAAACTGGTATGAACCAGTTAGGGCGATGCGCGCGTGTGCGGTCCCAATCACCAGCCCACCGTTGGAAAACGGCGGGTAGGATACCTTTCGCGGTAGGATCAAGTTTGAACATCTCGTTCAGACTCCGTCCAATCGTGTCTGGTGTCATCACTCTGCTTGAGTGTGTGAGAGGGTCCCAAAGGAGCGCGGCATCAATGTTGCTGTTTCCGTCCTGTCCGTATACAAGCTTCTGGTTAAGGTAACCAAAGCGTTCTACGAGTCCTGTCTTAACATCAATCACGAAGTTCTGGCTGTTAATCTGACACATTGTGTCGGAACAGTAGTTCTTCCCGGGAGAGAGCACAAAGCCGACATCGGCTACGTTCTTCTTCCAGATTGTGTAGAGACCGGGTGTTGACATGAACAAAATATCATCACCGTTGACAATTACTGTCTTCATCACTTCTGTGGCGAAGCCCCGGATGGTCCCGATTAAGGTCTCAATGGCCTTGACACGGGGATTGATCTCAATCATGTACTCGGCTACGTGTCGAGCGTTCTGCTTGCGGAGGAGATTATATTGATATCTCAACTCCACTCGCAGCTCATGTTTAATCAATCGCTTTTGGGTATACAGTTTTTGCAACGCGGCGGTCTTCCACTCCTTAACGGAGCGGGCCAAGACGGCCTTATTGATGATGCAAAGCAACGCAAAGCTGAGGGGGTGACCCATCAGCTGCCCGTTTGTCTGTTTGGAAATGTGGTTTTCTGCAAACTTAAACTTCTTGCCGTCTGGCAAGGTTGTAGTGAGAGAGACCCGCTTTCCGTCGCTATCATACGTGGGAAATATGATGCTGGCAGGTTCGAAGCTCAGGCGAGCTACTTCTGCGTCAGCGAGGTATGGCAATACGCCTTCCAAGCTGGCCTGACTGACATCCAAATGGAGCCAATCAGTAGCCGCAGAATAGTCGCCCGAAACCAAGAATGTTGTCAATGTCTGGAACTTAGCGTAAGCAGACCCGAGGGCCTGCACCAAGGTTTCGACAGCATTTGTCATAGTGTTCGATGGATTCGTTTTCCAGGAATTGATCAGCTGGCCCTGACTGGGCTGGAGAGAATTGGCCATATAGCCATCCATCTTCGAGATCATCCTGAACTTAGCGGGCTCTTCTAGAGCCACCATCTGAACCTTGTGCAAGTCAGTCGACTCACCGGTCGTAACTTCCTTCTCATGTTCCGCGACAACCTCCCAAACACAGCTTTCATACTGTGTTTGCTTCCACTCCTCAAGAGAAGTAAAAAGAGAGGGCAGTCGGTCGCGAATGAAAGAATCACGAAAGATCGATCTGTC